CAATTCTTTAACTATAATCAAGTAGCATAGGTATGGAATTACAGGTAACGATAGATTGGACCAACGTGGAGAATGCAGTGAAAAAGCATTTGTCCATCATTGGAAAGCGACAGAAAAACGAGAATGGAAGTCTGTATGCAGGTATCACTTTGTCCAGCAAGGAAGAAGAGGACATCATGAAGCAGTATATCAACGCCGCAGCAGAAACATTTGTTGGTTATTTGACACCGTTTGTTACCCAGTACAGTAGCGGAGATTTCTTGATATTCATTCTCGAAAACACAAGGTGGGCGGATAATAACAACGGCATTACTGTTCCTTTTGAGGGTAACTTCATGGGATATGCGGTAGCTTACGTAGCCAACGCCCTTCTTGGGATGAACTATCCAGAGCTGGCGAAGAAATATGCTGACGATATGCAGAGACATTTGGAATCTGCAATCAATCTAATATTTTACAAGACTCCTCCAAAGGTATCTTCCGCAAACTATGAGGATGTAAAAGGAAGCTGTGAAATCAATGACAATGAGACTAAAATAGGGTATTGACATGAAGATAAAGTTTGACATTACAAAAAGCTTGGTTTTTGAATCAGTAAAGACTGAGACCTATCTTAAAGGTAGCATTGATGAAGCTGCAAACCAAGGAGCGGTGAAGTTGAGATATAACGAAACTGCAGGAGATATAGAGGCACATGAGAGAAAGCTTGAAAAAGATTTCACGCATGGTGTGGAGAGACTGAAAAGTATCTTTGTAGATTTCTTCATTCCAGACCATTCATCCATAGGAGACACCTCAATCAGTACAACGACATCAGGAGACAAGGTTTCCTTTGTCATGGAGTTGCCAAGAAGATTCAACGGAGCGTTGACTGACGCACTCGCCAATTACGCTTCTCAATACGTGGAGGAATTTATGCTTTACCAATGGTGGGTAAGCACTACGAATGTAAAGCAAGCAGAACCATACGTTAGTTCGATGCAAGACTTGGAGAATAGAATCAAGAAATGCTTGGTTATCTCTACCCCAAAGGTATCTTCATCAAGCTATGAGGAGGTAAGGGGTGGTGTTTATCTGGATGATGGGAAAACAGAGTTTAACGGAACAAATGCGTAAAATAGTATGATCATAAAGTTTCAGATATTAAAATCCATTGTAAGGGAAGCGGTTCAAAACGCTACTTACATCAAGGGTCAGATAGATAAGACCACACAGAACGCCAGCAATTCTGTGATGCAAAGCGAGACTATGGGCGATGAGACCATTCACGAAAGGACTTTTACCCATGACTTTGATTCTGCATTAGAACTCTTGAAGACATTTTTTGTTGATTACCTAGTCCCTACGGCTCAAACCATAGGTGACAACTCCATCTATTACGGAAATAAAACAGATGATATTGTTGAGTTCACCTTGGATGTTTCCAGAAGATACAATGGAACCCTGACGGATGCCCTGGCTAGACTTTCCGCTAAGTATATTGAGGACTATATCGTTAACGAATGGTGGATAAAGACCACAAACGTAAAGCAAGCGGAAATTTACACTGCAAAGTTGCAAAGTGATGAGCAAGCCATCAGAAAATGCTTTATCCTCAGTGCTCCAAAGATTCCAAGTACGCCATACACCAAGCATCTGACCGCAAAGGTGGACGGTACAGACTTAGGAGGTGCCATTACACTCGTTATAAACGAGGATGCAACTCTCTCCTACTCTATTGACGAAGGTGCTATTGATGACATTGAGGCACGAAGCAATGATTGTAGTATATTGGAGATACACAGATGTCAAGAGAAGTATGCCTTCACATTGAGACCAGTGAACACAGGATTTACATCTGTAAGATTATTTTCCAGACATAGCGAATTGACTGTTGATGTTGACGTAACCATCAGAGAGGAGGAATAATTATGGAATTTAACGCATTGCACCCAACACATATTATCAGGGAAAGGGGTTGGAAACCAGAGCCTAATCCGTTCTTGCCACGTCCACCACGCCCTGCACACCAATATTTTGATAAGCGTATTTTTATCTATGCCAATCAATTATTTTACGACTTTGATACAGCTACAAGGATAATTGGTAAAGCTAGAAGAAACGCAAATGACGCACAAGGCGAAGGCATTCAGACTAGCGAGAATGACCAAGAAAGACCTATGGTATATAGGTGGTTTAATAAATACCTTCAAAAGGTAGAGTCCAATCTGTCTGCCTACATAATGAAGCCAGAAGGAAGAGTGAGAGACAATTCATTGAAGGAATGGGAAGAAAAAGAGATTTGGCTGCGAATGCCCGATTATTGGGATGATAGTAGATACGATTCGCTAGTAGAGGCTATACATAACTATACTGTAACAGGTGCATTGCTAGAATACTTCAAATACACGTTGACAAGCAAAGACCCAATCACGGTAGATAAAGCCACCGAACTGACGGATATAGAACTAGAATTGATAGACTGCGCCAACGCTACTAAATCTGGTGCCATGGTACATACATTGAAACCGTTTGGATAATGGAAGAACTTGAAGACATTAAGACCGTAAGGGAAATCATGAAGGAGAAGAGGGAGAAAGCTAAGAGAGTTCTCCCTGTAAATAAAAGCGCACAGAAGGAATTTATACGCGACTACTTGGCTCGCAATCAAGAAAAGTTTGAGGAGTGCATGGACCAGTTGGCTGAATACGACCCGAAAACTTACGCTACTATCTACAAGGACTTGACGAAGCACATGATTCCTAAGCAGAGCGAGGTAAGCGTAACCCATGGTGTTGACGAGGATTTCAAACAATTGATGGCTTTGGGTATGACAACGGTAGAGGATAACGAGGAGGCAAACGCTCTTAATATAAAAAACGCTCCAAAGATAATGGATGCAGACTTTGAAGAACTAAACGATTTAGCAGATGGCTCAAGTAACTGAACGTGATATAGACAACCTCGTAGCGGAGAATCAGAAACGATACGAAGATATTTATGGCAAATACGACCCTATGACAGGCGAAGGTTGCTATAATTTCAAGAATCGCGTGTTGATTGAGCTAAAAGACTTCTTTATACCTAAAATGTGGGTACCAAAGAGGACCGCAAAGTCCTTGCTCTTCCGTGGACTTCGGAAAATGAAGAGCCTAAAAGACTATATATTGTATGTTCAGCGTGTCAAAGATGATTTATTGCATTTCCAGATGCTTACCTTTGCCATCTGCAGGACGCGTTTTATGGAAGACCCAGAGTTTGCGCTATACGTTACAGACAAGATAGAGGATAAGAAAACAGGTAAGATGATTCCTTTCAGGCTCAATTATCCTCAACGTTTGCTATTGAAGATAATGGAGGATTTACGAAATGCACACAAGCCTGTCTTTGTTGTCATTTTAAAGGCTCGCCAATGGGGAGGCTCCACATTATCTCAGCTATATATCAAGTGGATTCAAGACTACAGGCGTGATGGTTGGAACGCAATTGTCTTGGCTCAACAGAAAAATACTGCGAAAAAAATCAAGGCTATGTACAGAAAAGCCTTGGAACGACAACCGGGTTGGACTGTTGGGCGACCAGGCGCAAAACTTCAATTCTCGCCATACGAAAACTCACCAGATGATTTCCAAGTAACCGATGGTATGAAAGCTATCCGAAGAAGTACCTTGACCGTGGCATCGTTCGAGAATTTCGATTCTGTACGTGGTAGCAACTTCCACTGCGCCCACTATTCGGAGGTGGCTTATTGGAAGAAAACCCCAGAACATGACCCAGAAGGCGTAATTTCGTCTATTTCAGGTGGTATAGACCCTTTGGAGGACAATGTGGAAATATTCGAGAGCACAGGTAGGGGTAACTCAGGTTTCTTCTATGACAAGTGCCAGTTGGCGATGGACCCAAAGAACAATGATGCTTATTCGTTCCTATTCATTCCATGCTTTTTCATCGAAAAGGATATGACTCCTGTAGAAGACAGAAGGGCTTTTGCTAGGTGGCTATTGCAGAACAAAGATAAAAGCACCTGTCCGAAAGGTTATCGTGAAACTGGCAAATTCTTCTGGAGAATGTGGGAGAAGGGTGCTTGCTTCGAAGCCATAGAATGGTATAGAAATTATAGAAACAAGTTTACGACACACGCTGCTTGTGCTACGGAAGCACCAATTGATGAAGAAGATGCCTTCCGAAACTCTGGTAGATTGGTATTCAGCCCATACAGCATTGATGATTTGCAGAAAAAATACAAATGCGATCCTTTGTACACTGCAGACATCAAGATTAACACTGCTGTAAAGAATGAATCAACCATTGCAAAATCCAAGATAGAAATTAGAACTGACGACATGGGTGACTTGAAGATTTGGGCTGTGCCGAATGTATTGAAGGTGGAAAACCGATACGTGGTAAGCGTGGATATTGGTGGTAAGAGCACGACATCGGACTATACTGTCATGACAGTGATAGACAGATTTGGAATGATACCTAGCATCAAGGGCAAACCTAGAGTCGTGGCTAGATACCGTGGACATGAGAGACATGATAAGCTAGCATGGATGGCTGCTGCATTGGCTCATTACTACGATGATGCGTTGCTAGTAATAGAAAGTAACACTGCAGACCGTGAGAAGAATAACAACACAGAGGGAGACCACTTCGGAAGCATCCTCAACGAGATAGCATATTACTATGATAATCTGTATCAACGTACCACTAGCCCAGAGGATGTGACTGATAATGTTCTTGCTAAGTACGGATTCCAGACCAACAAACTTACGAAGGGTTGGGTAATCGACAACTTGGAAAAATTCGTGGATGATATGCTTTGGGATGAGCCAGACAAAGAAATGTATCATGAGCTACGGATCTACGAAAGACATGACGATGGCAGCTTAGGAAACATTGTCGGAAACGGAAACCATGACGATGTATTGATGAGCACAGGAATCGGTCTATGGGTTAGCGCAAACGACATGGATAGTCCAAGATGGAAACCAAAGGAGAAACATAGCAGTGGAAGCGATGGTGTTCACACTGCCGCTAAAATATAAAAATTATGGAAAGAAACATTGACAGAAAAACTTTGAGCTTCGGTAGAGGTATGACTAACGTACCTAGTGATTTGCTCAGTGACGATACGGAGCTGACTGAAAGCATTGGATTTATGTTCCGAAACGGAGAAATGAAACCAATACAGAATCCTGAGTTAATTGGGTTGGTGCCATACACTATCATGTATGTGCATAAAGCTGCTGACTATGCAAACTTGATAGCCTACGATGACAAAGACACCATCCATTGGTATAGTCTAGATGGTAAATCTATCAGCGCAGAAAAAGGAGCGTTCAAGGTTGGAACAGTTTACGACATCAAGAATGTAGGAAACACACTGATTGTAGCTACTACACAAGGGTTACACTATATATTATATAAAGGTAGTACCTATAAGGATTTGGGTACAGAACTCCCAAAGCCAACGTTTGAACCGTATTTTTCAGAAGTAACAGACAGTGGCAATAGTTATGACTGTGAACTTAAAGAAATAATAGACGTAAAAAATATGCGTGCTTATTATGATTCAGAGAATAACTTTGTTGGATATTTTAATAATGATGATGAGGCACCAGAAGGAAGTCATGGAGCAGAACAAAGGTACGTTAAAGCAGTTAAAACAGATAAATATGATACCTTTCTAAATGCAGTACAAGGATGCGTTTCTAAAGGAATTAATGGCGAAAAGGAGAAAAACCGTTTTATGTTTCCTTTCTTTGTCAGGTGCGCATTAAAACTATTTGATGGCAGCTATACAAGAATCTCTCCCCCTATTGTTTGTTATCCTACAATTACCAGAAATTGCCGCTTCTTTAGTGCTACATCAAACACTCGCTTTTATTATACCCCATACTCTGGAATACTGAGATATGTAGCATATATTGAAGGTATTGACAACTGGGAGGATATTATTAAAGAGCTTGTTGTGTTTGCTTCTGATGATGTAAACACATTTTTAGACATGAGTAGCACAAAACAAAAAGATTGGTATATCTATCATGGAGGCACTGGTCAATCTGCGGTTTACGTTGATTTCTTAGGTTCAAAAAAAACTTACGAAGGTAATCTTAGCGATGATGTTATCATGGCTTCTTTTAAATCAAATTCAGATATACTTGAGGAATTATTAACAAAGACGCAATTTTACAAAATATCTTCTTTAAAAATAACAAATAAGTCAAATTTTACTGATTCTTACGATACGCTACTAGAATTACCTATTAAAAAAGGTACTATTAGCAATCTTACAACACAAGACCAATTAAAAGTTGATGATTACTACGGTTGGACGCATATTGTTGGGAAGAAAATGTTTCCATACAACAAAAGGATAAATTTATTTAATATAGAAAGATACCCCTGGAAAGGAACAAGTAACTTTCTTGCATATAACAAATCTGATGATGTTATAAGAATTTATACGCACATCATTTCAGGTAGCATGGATGCCTGGGTAAAATCTGACCCAACAGACAAGTTGCCAAATTTTGCTTTAACAGGGTGGCTATACTATCCAGATATAAATGCCACAGAAATGATTATATATAATGAGACTAAACAAGCAGGGATGAGGGTACATTTAGAAAACCATCCTATGTTAAATGGCTCGTATAGTTTTACAAATCTACCTACAGGTGATACGGAAACAACATGGTATGGTGACGTTACTCCACCTTCCGTAGATTCAACAGCACACGAGGTGTTGGATTCCCAGATATTTACTTCTGTCGTTAACAATCCGTTTGTATTTGAGGCTAGTGGAGACAACACTATCGGAACAGGAAAGATATTTGGAATCATGGCTAATACTGATGCAGTGAGCCAAGGTCAGTTTGGTCAATATCCTTTGATGGTATTCACTAGTGAAGGAATCTATGGACTAAGCGTTAACTCAGAGGGATTGTATAGTGCGTCCTACCCTATTTCAAGAGACGTTTGTAATGAGGATTCCCCATTAGTTCCAACCGACAAGCTTGTATTCTTTGCATCAAAGAAAGGATTGATGGCTGCTAGTGGAAACACCGTTGCTTGCATGAGTGAGCAAATGAAAGGTGGTATTCCTAGGAACTTTGTCACTTTGGGTGATGGAGATTTCAGAAGTTTCTTAAAAGGTTGCTTGATGGCATACGATTATCGGGATTCCAATATCATTCTGTTTAGCAAAGATAAGACTTATCAATACATATACAATATGGAGGATAAAGTGTTTTCCATGTTGAACAGCGGAATCAATGCGAAGACCATTATCAACAACTACCCAGACAACTTGATACAAGGGATTGATGGTAATATATACTCTCTCACAAATAAGCCAGACATTATAGCTGACAGCAAGGATTACTATGGCAGTTTTACAACAAGACCTTTAAAACTTGGTGGTTCTATCACTTTGAAAAGTCTTAGAGCTGTCAAACACTTGGCTGACACAGACAAAGGAAGCGTGAGGTTAACCGTATTGGGAAGCAACGACTGTAAACACTGGCAGAGAATCACATCCGTTGGAGGTAAGCCTTGGAAATACTTTACGTTTAAGTATAATTTGGTAGGATTCAAGGCATACGATTCTTATTCCGGTTCTATCGTTGAAATCCAGAATAGAAGACAAGATAAGATAAGATAGCATTTTTTCTCATATTTTGATAATATAAAAGAAGGCGACCACTCGTGATGAGCAGCCGCCTTTAACATTAAACTTAAACGCTTATGAAAGAAATCAATCGAATTTTCGCAAACAATAACCAATAAAAAATCCAATCCAAAATGTGTATAGATGCAAGATTCCATTTACGTTTGGTAAGAGCATCATAAATAGTATCAACGGCATTGCTTTCTTGGTAGCATCTAGCCATCTTCCTGTTTTGCCCCACATTTGCCCAAAGCTTGCAAATAAGAAGCCAGACAATCCCATAGTCGGCTCACTTACATACATTGGCAATGTGCTTGCAACAAGAGCTATAGACAAAGACATAAACGGTCTTATTTTGTTCTTGATACTCCATAGAACTATCAGATTGATGAGCAGATGAAACACATTGGCGTGTGAGAAGCTATATAAAACATAATTCTCCAGCTCACAACCATCGTAGAACCCGAACTTAAACGAGTAGAGAACCAAGCATAAAATGCTAATCGCTAACTTCGTGTTTGTGTTTCTCTTTACGCAACTCAATATCTCTGTAGTCTTTTCCATACGCCTTGTATCTGTAAAAAATATATGCAATATTCTTTGGTGTCGTAAAGAACTCTGGTGCTGGCTCGTTTACCAGGAACTGACAAATGAACCACAGTGAGCGTCCTACATATTCTTTCCGCTGTGACATTTCCATCAACTTATTGTAAAGTGAATAATACAATCGCTGTTTTACAGGTCTCATGTTATCAACGGTGGAAAAATCGCCTACAACCATTCTCCTAAGTTTCTCCCATGCTTGTTGTGGAGATATATAATACCTTGGAGCAGGTTCTTTTGCGATTCTAAGCCACGCTTCTTTTTGGGAATGACATAGAGGAGCTATTTTTTGATACGCCTTTATCAAATCAACCCTTTGTCTCGTTATGAGTTCGTAATTTTCTTTCGTCATTAGTATCTCACAGTTAAGATGGTGCAAATATACAAATTATTTAGAATAAATCTATATAAAACGTTTAATATTTAAATAAGTTTAATAATTGCACATTTTTCTTTGATTTGTGCAATATATTTTTTATCTTTGCGATTGATTTCTAAGAGAGTTTTAATTTTATCATTTTACTTAAAACCAGAAGCTTATGAACAAGAATGAAGATTTTCCTCTTTCCGAAGAGGAACGAATGCACATTAAGCAGGAGTTGCTTAATCGAAAGATTTACAAGCTCTACGAGTTTGGAGCGAAATGGGTACCTATACCTTTGATGCTTGGGCATTGGTATGGAGTTTGGGACTACGGTCATTATCCAAGACCCGTTGTATTAGATACGGCAGATAACGGCAACAGCGTAATCTGGCTATACATTCTCGCTTACGTATATATGCCTCTAGCCATGATACCAGTAAGCCATTTCTTTCATTACTGTTGGATTTTTCGGATTCCTTTCTTTTATTTCTTTGGAATCAACGCCATCAGAATTTATTACCACTCATGGATGATACGTCCAGAACAGTTGGCTATGCACCATATATTCATTATATTCACAATAATACTTTACGCTTATGGATTCATTAAAATTGCTTGCCAAAGCAAGAAATGCTGTTAGGATGCTAGAGAACAACGAGTGTGGATTAAACAAGGAGCAGGAAGAAGCTGCCATGAGAACTCTGGATTATTATATGACAGGAAACACTCATTTCACAGAGCTTTCTGCTAGAGGCTGTATCGCCCAGATGTACTATTTCAAGACTGACACGGAAAAGGAATACGCTCCATTCTTCGATTATCAGGCTATTAAGAATATTTACAAAGAATACAGCTATCTCGTGCCAGACTACAATGTATGGGATTTCGCTGTAACCATGAACCTTATTTATTCAAAGCACATTAGCATCATAAAGAAGTGGTCAAAGAATAAAGATATTCTTAACAAAAGAATAGCGGAGCTAGCCGTCAGTTTTTTAACAGATGAGAGTACGACACACCCGACAGATAAAATTTGGTGGTACATGAATAACTAAATCTGAAACACCACAAAACGAAATGAAAAGCCATTTATCTTTGTAGCCAAATTCTAATGGTTACATCATATATGACAGAAATTATACATACATTCTTACAAGAGCACCTGTATAGATCGGCATTGATTATTGCCATCTGCATGGGTGCTCTTATTGTATCTATGGGGGTTGACTTGTTCTTTGGCATCAAGAAAGCAAAGGAAAACGGCGAGGCAACAACTAGTAGGGGGTTTAAGAAGACGTGCGATAAGGCACGAAAGTACTTCTCACCTTTCATGGTGGCAGTTTGCATTGACTTGATAGCTTGCATCATACTGCCTTTTCCAGTGTTCTCTATGATTTGGGCAGGATATTGCGTGTTCTGCGAGTTTGTAAGTGTTCGAGAGAAATCTTGGCAAAAGGCTGAGATTAGGAAACAAGAGCGAACTGTAAGTATTCTATTAGAGAACAAAGACGACATTGCAAAAGCTATGATAGAGATTATGAAGCAAGCAGGAAAGGAGGAAAAGGTATGAAGATAACCAGAGAGCAAATGTTGGAGATTGTACCAGACTACACTTTGGTTACTAGATTTCTTCACTACATTAATACTTATTCGGAGATATTCGAGATAAACACGCCTCTTCGTATGGCTCATTTTCTAGCTCAATGTCTCCATGAGAGTAACGGATTGAAAAATCTGAAAGAGTTGGGTAAAGCAAGCTACTTCACAAAATATGAGAAAGGTAAACTTGGGATGCAGCTTGGAAACATATATAAAGGTGATGGTGCAAAGTATAGAGGTCGCGGCTTGATTCAGATTACAGGACGTGCCAACTATAAAGCTTATCAAAGCTCTGGTTACTGCACAGGTGACATCATGAATAAACCAGAGTTATTAGAGCAACCTCTTGGTGCTACAAAGTCTGCAATGTGGTGGTGGATGAAGCATAATTTGAACAAACTTGCAGACAAAGGTAACTTGGTTGCCATCAGAAAGAAAGTGAATGGCGGCACCAATGGGCTTGATGATGTAAAAAAATGGTTTTCAATATGTGAAAAAGTTTTGTGCGTATGAAAAAGATATTATTTGACGGTTTCATCTTGGGGTTATTGTTCTTTATTACACACTTGCTTTTTTCTAGCTGCAAGACAAAGGAATACATAAAAGTACCAGAGTATCATACTGAATATCTTGTAAGAACAGATACAGTATCTAAGCTTGATAGCGTTTATCTGAAAGATTCTGTATTTGTCATGCAAAAGGGTGATACGATATTTTATAATAAGGTATTGTACCGTGACCGCTATCATAATATATATAAGGTGAGGCTAGACACTATCATTAAGCGAGATTCTGTGAACATTCCTTATCCATTAGAAAGGCAGCTCACCAAGAATGAGCAACGTCTTATGACACTTGGTAGGTGTTATATCGGTACATTCTTCCTGCTAATAGTATGCGCCGTAGGATTTTCGTTCTGGTATCACAATAAAAAATGCTAGCTTATGGAAAAGATTAGCCAAGAACTGCAAATGCTAGATGATATACTCATGGATTTTCATGATCGTATTCGTTCTGGCAGATGCTTGACCAACAAGCAACAGATTATCATGGCTACTGATTTTCTTCATAGGATTGCAAACAAAGATGAAGGCATCAGCAAATATGAAGCTTGCAGATATGTAGGCGTATCAAGAGCCACCTTCGATAGGCTTGTCTTGGCTGGCAAACTTCCTAAAGGTGAGAAACGTGTTGGTTGGACTGAACTAGCATGGTATCCAAAAGATTTAGACAAATACATAGATGAGTTGATATAATTTTACTTGTTAAATTTTTCGTTTTTAGTTATTAGTTAAATTTATGATTGTTGTTTTTAAAGTAAAGCCCCACCCGACTGTGATAGTTAGGTGGGGTTGTGGTATTAAGCTAATCCTAATTTAATAAGAAGTTCCTGGAATTTGTCAACATACCATTTTGGTTGCGTCTCACTCAGATTGCGTTCATCGTTTCTATTTTCTCCGAACTCCAAGCCTTTCTTTGTGATAGTTTTAAAAGACTTTTGTTTTCCTTTAGAATCGGTACGATAGATAGTTTCAAGATAACCGTTTGATTCTGCAAGTTTATTGAACGCTTGTGAAGACATACCTATAGTATATTTCTTCAACAAGTCTTTTGCTGAAAGCAATGCTCCTTCACTCTTTATTTCTTCTGGTACAGGAAGATTTAAAGGCGCAGCAACTTTCTTTGTAAGATTTAGTGTTGCGGCATTGCTGAGATTAAAGAGGTTTTTCATACCTTCAACCCAAGCCATACCTGCTCTTACTTCATCTTCCTTATTACTGATATAACGAGATGCAGTCTTTCCAGTTTCTAGTTCTTCCCAACGGAGAATCAGTTTTGCTCTTGCCTCATCATTAAACTTAGTTGCGATGTACAGGCATTCTGTTTTCGTGAGGGCGTAGCAAGGTC